GTTGCTGGCGACCGCCGCGCCTGCCCCAGCAAGTTTGTTTACCGCCCCGCCGTACCCATCAGCCTTGTCGCGAGCGTTGCGATACTCCTCGCCGAGCCGCGCGATGTCGTCGATGTGTGCAGCAAGAACGTCCCGAGCGAAACTTCTCTCGTCCTTCAGGTCGTTCTCATACTCCATCAGTCGAGTGCCAGCCTCTTCCCATTTGTTGGAGACGAATGCACCAGCCTCCGAAAGTTTGCCCGCGATGAACTTCAATCCCTCGCCGAGTTTCTTTGCGACCTCTCCAAGAAGATCTCCGATCATCGACCCCGCTTCTTCCATGCCGTCCGTCAGCCACGCGCCGAAGTCGGTGAAAAGATCGACCATGGAAAGCCGGATAGTCTCCCAGACTCTCGCGAAGAGGTATCGAATCCGCGTCGAGATCTCCGCGTAGACAACTCCAAACGCCGAGGAGACTAGTCCCTTCAACGTGTCAAAAGCGTAGTTGAATGGTTCCGCGACCTTCGCGCGGATGATCTCTTTCTGTCCCTTTGCGTTTGTCGCGACCGAGATCGTCGTCGTGACCATGTCCTCTTTGTTCACAGCCGCGCGGATGACCGAGAAGAGGTTCGCGACCCACTTGCCGACCTTCGCCGTGCTGAGCGCGAAGTTGTCGAGGATCGTCGTCAACGCCGGAGCGATCTCCGTCATGAGCCGAACACGAAGCCCCAGCCAAGCCTCGGAGACGCGACCGACCGCGTCTCGGTATGCCTTCAGTTTCGCGAACTGCGTCTCCGTGAACATAACGCCGAGGTCGTTCGCTCGCTTCGTCTGCTCCGCGAGGTTCGCCATGAAGCCGCCGGAGTCCTCGATCCATTGGACGAACTGCGTCCCGCCCTCGCGACCAAAGATTGCCTCAGAGAGTGACAACCGTTCGCCTTCGTCCGCGATCGACTCGAAAGCCTTGGCGATCTCGGGGAGTAGTTCGTTGATGTTCCGGATCCCGCCGGTAGATGAACGGATGTTTAGGCCGAGCCGACCGATCGCGTCCGCCGCCGGTCCCCCGCCGGTCATCGCGAAAGTGCCGATGTTCTTCGTCGCCTTGCCGACCAGTTTCGTGAGCGTCTCGAACTCGACCCCGGACTCGCCAGCCGCGAGCCGAAGGACTGACATCTGCTCGATCGACAAGCCGACGATTCGAGACTTCTTCCCGAGGTTGTCAACAGCGTCAGCCGCAGCGTCGAACGCGCCCACAAGACGCGCCCCGCCGATGATCGCGATGAGCCCCGTCACAATGCCCTGCACCGAGAGCGCCGCCTTGGCAATCGAACCGAAGGCTCCGCCCATTTTCGCGATCGCGCCCGTCGCGATGGAGCCGATCTTCCGCGCCGTCAAGCCGAAGCGTTCGAGAGCGTTTGCAGCCGTCTTGAAGTTCGCCTCGAACTTCCCCGTGAGCGCGATGAGGTTGATGCTTAGCGATCCGAGACTGCGACTCATCGTTTAGCCTCCTCTGCCAGCGCCCATCGTCGACACGAGAGAAAGGATCTTCTCCGCGACATGCTCCGGGCTCTTCTCCCTTCGTTGCTTTGGCAGAGAAGGAAAGACGTCGCCCGGTTCGATCTGCTTCCCCTTTTCACAAAAGAGGTTTGCGATCGAACAGACGATGGTAGCAGCGCGATAGTCTTCTCTTTGCTGCTTGGTTTGCCACGCAGAGAGGTAGGACGCAATGTCGCGAGGATCGAGTCGATCAAACTCGTCATCAAGCATTCCGAGTTCGACCCGAGCCCACGCCTTCAGGTCGACGAGGGAGAAGCCTCGCCGACCGCCGGAGGGTTTTCAGCCTTCTCCGCAACAGCGCCAGCCGCGAGATTGACCGCCTGCGACCAGCATTCTGATATCTGGTTCAAGATCGGCATGAACCGATCGGGCCGAATCCTTTCGTTGAGAAGTTCCTCGGTCATTCCGGGGACAGACGACTTGATCGCGCCGAGCATGATCTTCATTCCGAGGTCGAAGATCGGAGCCGTCTTCATGTCTTGGAACTTTTCTGCGAACTCCAAGACTGAAATGCCGCATTCCCTCTCGATCATCGCGAGCGTCTTTGGGCCGAACATGATCGTGATCTTTCCGTTTTCAAGTTCGATTTCACAGCGGGGCCAGAGACCGGAGTTCGGGTTTGAGGACATTCAGGATTCCTTCTTCGCAGACTGTTAGATCGGGACGGTCGAGATCGCTTAGATCGTGATTTTGCCGGTCGGGGTAAGCGTGATGTTCTGCGTCATCTTGCCATCGACGGGAAACGCAGGACCAGCCTGTGTGACGAACGCCGAGAATGTGACGACCTTCGACGAGCCGGGAATCGTGATCTGGAAGTTCCGGAGCGTCCGATTAAGCATGTCGTTGCGCAGATTGTTCTGCGTCGTGTCGCCCGGAAGATAGTTGAGTTCGAGCGAGACTTCCGCTGATTCGAGAAGAGTCGGGATCTTCTCCATGTGCGTGTCCGCCGATTCCATGTGGGTAGCGTCGACCGTCGAGAGTCGAGTCTCGACCGAACCGATGTTCGTGACTTCTGCCACGGTGGTGAATACTTCGGGGCCGCCGCCGTCGCCGCGCTTGAGCAATGCACCGAAACCTGAACGTGCGCCAGTAGGCATGAGAGATCCTCCGTCGTAATAAGGGTGTGCGAGTTACAAAGGCTCACAAGTCTAGGACGGGGAAGCCTCGGTCCACCAGACCCGGACGTCGAAGATCGAACCGAAGAGTCGCGTCTCCTCGTCGTAGTCGTCTCGCTCGTCTTCCGCGAGGATTGCTTGGACTTCATAGGTCGCGGATTGGGGGACAACCACATCCCCCTTGAAGCCGTCAAGAATCTTCCGGGCTTCTTCGCTGGCTGCCCTCGTGGTCGCGTAGGTCTTCGACCAAGTTTTGATCTGGATACGCATTACCCCGAGCCCCGAAGCCCGGTCGGGACCGTGCGAATGGGGTCGCTCGGATGTGATTCTTTCGTAAACGTAGAGCGGAAAGACGGTCGCGTCCTGCGGTTTGACGACCGGGAAAACACGACCGCCAGCAAGAGGAGCCGCCGCGAGCAGGGTTCGGATTGCTTCTTCGATCATTGTTTTTTCCTCGCCTCTTCGCCGATTCCCTCGCGCATCTTGGCAGCCGTCGTGTCAAGGATCTCGTCAATGCGAGTGTCCATCGCGGGACGCATGAACGGTTGTGCTGCGGAGTGAGCCGTTCCGAACTCGACGAGGTGCGCGTACCGCCGGGACTGTTGCCCCTTCTTATTGCCTCGCTTGTAGACCCGACGGACGATCCCCACGGATGCCGATATCTCGCCCTTCTTGTTCTTGTTCGCCCGAGCGACGATCGAAGCCTTAAGAGCGCCTGTATCGACCGGGACCTTCTCGCGAGCCGCGTTGCGAACGACCGTCGCGCCCGCGTAGACCGCCCGACGGACGACCTTGTTGACGATCGACTTTGGAAGTCCTTCGAGTTGCCTCCGAACGTCCGTGAAGCCGATGACGATTTTGTCGTTGATCGATGCCATCACGGCGCTCCCGAGACGACGTTCCGCGCGAAGCAAGTGAGCCGGAGCCCCTCGCGACGACCGACCTCCGCGACGTCCTCGACGTCGTACTCGGAGCCGTAGAAGACGACCCGCCACTTCGGACCTACCCCAGCCCGATATCGGATCTCGAAGATGGTCGATTGCTTTGCGGAGTGTCCGTCGGCAGGGACGAACTCCTCGCGTCCTGTTTGCGGGACGACCCGGGCCGCGACGATCTTGACGTCGACGAACGTTTCGACGTCTTCACCGAACGTGTTCTTCGTCGTTGAAGGTCTTCGGAGAAGAATCCGCCGATCGAGTTGTCCCGCCTTGATCGCCACGGTGGGGGGTCCTAATAGACCCCGATGAGCAGGGTCGCAGTTGTTCCAGTCGCAAGTACTCGCGACGCGCGGATCGGAATCAAAGAGCCAGCCTTCGCGCCCGAGAGCGTGATCGTATCGCCCCCCCGAGTGACGAGCGCAATGTT